AGGAAAAATGATGGAACCCCTGAACTGTTTACCGGTTCGCCGGCTCCACCTGCATCTTTGAGCATCTGAGCTTCGCCTTGATTGATATAAGCCAGGGACTCGCCTGCTGGTGCTTCCGAGTTTAATAGTGCGGCGGCTTGCCGAAGGGGATCTTCAGGTGCATAGGATGGTATTCCCTGCGGAGTCATTTTACCGCTTGCTCCGGCATTATTCAGAATCCTTTTTTCAGTATCATTAATGTACGCCAATGTCTCTCCTTCAGGTGCGACATAATCTGTGGGGTTCTTCATAGCCAGGTAAGCCTGTGGGTCCATGCCCTGCAAGTTTCCCTCTAGTAGGCGAAATTTATCGGACGCTGAAAATTTGGGTTTATTAAATTCAGCCATTAAGGCACTGGCCTGCTCCTCGGGAGTCGGTTCTGATTTAAATAATTTATCTAAAATGTCCATATCTGTCCTATGTCTTTATGATGTAATTTAAAATGATGGTGGGCTGAACATTGTTGTGGGCTTGATTGAGTCCTGTTGAACTTGTGGTTGTGCTGGAACTGTTTAACTGTGCATTTCCTCCTGTACCATCTGCTCCTGTTGCTGTGTGCCGATCATAGTTGTGAGAGTGGCTCGGCATTTGTGCGGTTGTGAGTTGATGCTCCTGTGCGCCATTAGTGCCTCTTCCTGCATCACCAGGATTTCCATTATTAGCACCTAATACTGTGCCATCTAGGTTTGCCGCTGATGCTGTTGTTAATCGGTTAGTCAATCCGCCTGAGTCAATATCCAAGCCCGCAATTACTCGACCTCGAAGGTCGGGTATATTGAAGGTGGTTGATCCGTTTCCCAATCCGTAGGTTGTTCCTAGAACTGTAAATAGTGCAGTATTTACTGAATTTACTTGGCGGTCTTGGGCTGAACCATCGCAAAGTAAATAACCTGTCGGGGCAGATGAACCTGCATAAGGCAAAATCGATCCTGTCGGCATGAGTACGCTTACTGCCGCACTATCGAGCTTGGCCGCAGTCACCGCCCCGTTCTGTATCTTGGTAGTAATGACTGAGTCAGTTGCTAGTTCATTGGATGTTATACCTAACGATTTTACTTTTAGATATCCTCCTGATCCATCAACCTGAATAGTCGAATCATCTGCTGTCTGATTTGTTCCTGTTCGAAAGGTCGCCAGGTTGGCGATGTCCTGCAACTTGGTTGCTGTCACCTGATTGCCCGATGCGAAACTCTGTCCTGTCTGTAATACTGCCATAATATTTTTCTCCTATGAAATTGATGTGGTGGATCGATCTGTGATTCTCGCGTCCACTTTGGTGGACCGAAGATAGGGTCTGCCATTGGTTGGCTGGAAGTCTGCCTGTACTCCGAATCCCCTTTTATTCACTCTTAGCCTCACCGATGCCTCTTCTGAGTCAGGAAGATTGCCACCTAGTAAGGATGATATGCTTGTGGATTGGGTAGTAGAGTCAGGGTCTTCGGTGATAAATTGAATGTTACCATCAGTGGAAAAGCCGGTATTCGATTTCAGATGAAGCTCGGACCGGCTATAGGTTTTACGATCCATCGAGTCAGCATCGTACTGTCGGGTAGTTAATTGACTGACCACTGGAATCGTTTCCGACTCGGCCTGCCCTGCTGTAAGGGAAACAACATCTCCACCCTCAAAACCATCCACCTTGTGAACGCCACCTTCTTCGGTAGTAAGATACAGAGCATTCTGTGCTCCTTCACGGGCAACGATTAAATCGCGGATCGCGAACTCGGTGGAGTTTACCTGGTCAATAGACTCAAAGCCACCATTGATAAAATTATAAATTATTATCGTATTTAGTTTCGTCGCATCTCCCCGCCCAGGTGCTGAGTCTAATGGAACTGCGAGCCAATAGCGGGAGTTAAAATACACACCGGTAGATAGGTTAGCATAGTCTTGATTTATTCGATCTATGTAGGGCTGAATGGACTCCGATAAAGGTGTGCTTGTTCCCCGTAAATTATATTCATCCATGAACTCCACCGCATAAATCCCTTGGTCCGAAAGAAACAGAATCTGATTGGCCACCTGTACGATTGACTTACGGGCAGATGCCCCGATCTCCGTGGTTACCACATTGGTGGATACATCGGAAAGAGATCCACTTACCCCTGTCATTAGGTGGATTGATTTACGATTAAATATAACTAAAGTGTCCTGAGTAAATGGTTGAATTCCTATTAAAAAATCACTTTTGCCGGCGGTTATAGTAAACTGATTACCGATTCGATCATAAGTGTCTGAATCAAGAATATCCGATGCTATAATCTCCGAACGATTATTTCGATCAGTCGGAGATGTGTCCGAGGTGAACCAATAAGGAACCCACAGCCTACGCTGGTGAAACTGTCCCCAGGGAGCCGCTGGCTGGTGAATAAATCCTTTACCGATAGCTAACTGCTTTGACACGGTTACAGACTTTCCGGTTAAGTTCTCCACGCCTAAGTTAAAAGTGAATGTATCGTAAGGTAAACTTGCGGTTGGGGTGTAGGATGGTGATGCACTTACAGATGTCACCACTACATTTTTCCCTAGAAATAAATCGATGGGGGTCGTGGCACTTCGAATTACTATTTCGTTTCCAATAGATAAATTATGACCCGCTGATATATTCATCGTAACAACGCCATCCACCGTACTAACACTAGTGTCCGTAAAGTAAGCGGGTGCTGTGTAAGTACCATTCGATACCCTGGTAAAATCCTCAAAGTATTCAGCCGATGCTCCCGATACATTAAAGGTAGCAGTTTGCGAGCCTGCAATTTTTACTGTGAACTGAGTTGTGGTAGGGGCAGTTACCACTTGGTAGCAATCGTTCGGGTTTACTGTCCAGCTACCCAGATTAGTCAGCGTGACAAAGTCACCGACTACTCGGCCATGATCGGTCGATGTGTTTACAGTTATTACCTGCCCCGATTGGGTGGCAGAAGATATGCCGATTTCATTAAGTGCTGGGCTTGCTGAAAGTGTGGTCTTGCGAGATCGAAAGATAAACATCTTATCGAATCCCTGAGTCATCCCTACGGGACCATCTACTGTTTCCCCTCCGCCCTCGTATCGGCATTTAAAAAGGGCTGAATCTTTAAGCCGAATGATGACTGCCACATTATTGGTGGCCGAGAAAATATAATCATCATTATTTGAGGAGGCATCACTGTAAACTGCTGAACCATAAACCGCATTCACTCCATCATCATTGAGAGTAAAATTTAAAGTGGTAGCTATTGAATTTCCGACAGAACAGACGGATGTGTTTCCGACTGATGCATTTCGTACAGCAAATGGTTCATCTACACCCGGTCCATTGTATGAAACCGAAGATGCAGACCATACGGAAGCATTACTAGCATTTGTGCTACTAGACCAAAAAGATGAACCACCAACAGTACCAGGCTCATTACTTGATGAGCTAGTATTATCTTGTAAGCATTTATAAAATACTCCGTTATGCTTTACGAACGAACTAGAAATATAAGTTATTTGCTTTGTTGTAAAATTAACTGACTCTAAGGGAAAGGTTCCATTGGGGCTGTCAGTAGTAAAACCTAAATCTGCTATGGTGATATTATCACCAGGTATAAAGGACAGGCTGGGAGTGTTATCTAATACGATTGATACCACTCCCGATGATCGGGATGCCGATGAAATAATATAGGGTAAACGGATGGCATCTGTTCCCGATGTGATCGAACCGAACAGAGTCGATAATCCTTTGCGAGGTTGCCAGGTTCCATCATCGTTCATCCTTCCATTTTTGGATAGGGCTACCTCACCAGGCTTTAACTGGTTAGGCCGCAGACGCGCATTCATCCGTAGAAAGAAGGTATCCCCTTCTGTCACGAATGGATCGTCTAGCTGGCCGTAACTGCGGTATCTGCTCATTCTTTCTTGCGGATCTCTTGGTAGACTTTGAGCGACATATAGACGATGGTGATAACGCCTGCGATGCACCCAAATAAGGAGTCGAGCGTGGCAAAGCCAAAGGTGGCTAATGTGCCACCCATTCCTGTCATTGATACCCGGTCAATCATGGTCATTTATCTTCTCCGAGGTGATGGCCCGAA